TTACAATTTAAAAATAACGTTGATTTCATCACGTTTAACTTCTACACGTTTAATTAATGTTTTAACTATTTTCTTTTGGTCGTCGTAGGACATTTTGAAAACATCGTCCATTTTGGCGACTTTCTCAAAAGCTGGTTTATTATTTATCTTTCTCTTATTGTTATTTATAAACGTTTCCAAGCTGGATTTCTCTTTAAGGAGTTCAGCGCTTTTTTGTTTTAACGCTTCCATAGAAATGAGCTCATTTATATATAAATCGTTTAGCTTTGAAAGTTTGGTTTCTAGTTTTTTTAATCGTTCTTGGTGAGCTGTTATATTTTCTTCAGGCTTATCTATGTACAGTGATTCTATTGATTTAGGGTTTAACTGTAATTTGCTTATCTCATTCAAGACATATCTTTCAACATCTTTGACATCGTAGCGCCCTGACTCTTTACATTGTTTGCCATCGTTATAGGTTGCCGTCTTTATCCGTTTTGGATTTCTGTTGATACAAGTGTATGTACGTTTTCTAGTGCCGTCTTTGCGAGGTTTGTAGCTATCTATTTTTAAAGGCGTTCCGCAATATCCACATTTTGCAATGTTTGAAAGCATGTAAAGCCCTTGAAAAGGTCTAGTATTATCTTTCTTACTTGTCCGCTCTTCCAAAGCTTTTTGAGCTTTATAAAATATTTCTTCTGTCAATATAGGCGCGTGCTCTCCGTCAAAAATTTCGTCGCGGTACTTCACTTTGCCAATATAAGCCACGTTCTCTAAAATTCGTTTAACTCTTACGTGTGTCCATTTTTTATTATTAGTTTTCCTTAAGTGTGTTGTTATACCCATGATAGACCAGCCCGAAATAATCTTATCAAATATATCACGTACGATTTCAGCTTGATAGTGATTGATGGTCATTAATTGGGTGTTAGTGTCGTACTCGTAGCCAAAGGGTGGCGTGGTCCAAGAAGTTGTTTTCCCTGACTTTGCTCGTCCTTTAACACCTAGCTGCATACGTTCTTTGATTTGCTCCCGTTCAAATTCAGCGATAGCAGAAAGTAGCGTGATGAACAAGTTTCCCATAGCTGATTTAGTATCTATGTTTTCTTGTAAGCTAACAAAATCGACGTTATTAGCATTAAATACGTCTTTGACTAGATAAAGCGTGTCTCTGACGTTTCGGCTTAAACGGTCAAGCTTATATACGACTACAGTGTCAAATTTGCCAGATTTAGCGTCTTGTATCATTTTTTGCATGGCTGGTCGTTCTAGCTTACCGCCAGAAAAGCCACCGTCAGAATAGTTGTCGTAAATAACCCAACCCATAGCTTGGCAATATTTTGTTAAAGCTTCAATTTGTTGACCGATTGAATAACCTTCCTCGGCTTGGTGTAGTGTAGAAACACGACTATATATAGCTACTTTTCGTTTTGTGTTCATATTGTACCCTCTTTCAAATTTTGTAAAAAAATGTTAAAATGAGTACAAGAAAAAGGGCTTTTTAATGCCTGTTTTTCTTATACATACATATTAGCTCACGCTCTCCTCGTCCAAAATTTGAGCGTGGGCTTTTTTGTTTATTTTAATCTTCGTCTTCTAAATGTTTAATAGCGTAGTTGGCTTCTGATTTTGTAAAACCTCCGCCATCCTCTTCGCTAAGCAATGTTTCTTTGATTTTCTCTTTAGACATGCCATAATCTTGAAAATTTTTAGCAGATGCCAAGGCATTCTTTTTCCAACTAATTTTCAGTTTTTTAACAGCATAATCTACCGCTTTTTTCTCAAAGCCACTTTCATCTTGCAATGCTTGATAGAAAGCTTTTTTAGACATGTTTGCGTCTTTCATCAGCTCAGCTGTTTCAAGAGCGTTTTTATACTCTTTTGATACGGCGTAAGCTGTATGAGCTTGAGGGAAAACAGTTGTCTCAATAGCAGGACTGGCGACAAACAAGAAAGCTGTAGCAATGATAATAGCAGTTTTCTTCTTCATTGTATTTCTCCAGCAGCTTTTAACGTGGTTCAGTCTTTTGCACGTAGTTTTTAGTCACTTAACCTATGGGCAGCTTTTTCTTTTAGAATAGCTATTTTTTCTTGATAGTCATTAACTTTTGCGAGGTCGCTGTTACCTTCGTTTATGTAGTAGTTGATTTGATCGTGTACATCTTGAGCAGTAGCAGTAGAAGTAGAAGGTATGTTGAGAGAGTTGAAAAAGTCTACCAACTTTTTACAATGATTTGCGTGAGCTTTATAGTATGTTAGTTCCATTTGATACAATTTTAACTCAAATTGTTCTTTGTCCCATGACGGAAAATCGATATCAAGATTAGTTGGATACTGTTTTACAACATGGATTTCCCATAAAGCTTTGTATTTATCGTAAACTGTTTGACCTTTTTCTGTTAATAGCGTTTTTTCTTCTATATCTACTAGAAGACCGTTGGATTTAAAATCATTAGTCAATTTCTCAGCATTTAAATTGTAACTATAAAAAAAGTATTTAGGAATAGTTACAGTAGATTTTCGACCATTCTTTGGATTTCCCCACCACACTAATAGTAAAAGTTCTCTCAATTTGTAGTTCTCGTTAGTGATAAAACTATCGTCATACTTTGGAAAATTGTGAGGTCTACCGTAAATTTCAAATATATTAGGTCTTGTATCTAATATTTTGAAATATTCTGGGGTGTAGTAGTCAAATTCATCAGAAGATGAAAATGTCATAGAAGTTTTTGGCTGTATATTTGTTCTTTTTTTACCAAATAAAAGGCTAAGTAATCCCATATTTTAATCCTCTCTATAAATGTCAACGACTTCTCCGATTGTTCGGATGTCGTCGTTCTCTGATAAGTAGATTTCTTCGTATTTATCATTTAGACTTTGCAAATACCATCTACCGTCATAGTCACATTTCAGTTTTTTGACAAAGTTTTTGTTATTAACCTGGAAAATACCAATCTCATTAGGCTCAATCTGACTAGTTACTTTAATGAACAACAAGTCATTGTCTTGTATCAATGGTTCCATTGAGTCACCAGCCACTTTAGCGATAGTGTCATATTCTTCTGGGACATCATCAGCTCTTAACTTGACTTCCATGTATAAGTTATCACATTGGAAAACACCACGTCCAGCAGCTACCAATCCCTGAACATAGTCGGTGATGTATTTGTCATCGTCTTCTTTTTTACTAAATATAGAAGAAACAGTATTTTCTTGTTCCTGTTCAGCGAGTTGATCACTAGCAAAGTTCAAGACCTTTTTTTGTCTATTTTCGTTTAGTTTTTCATATATAGAAACAATTTCAGAATGAGAAACATCTTTTCCATCAAAATAATCTAGAGGAACATTGAAAAAATCTGCAATGATTTTTACAGAAGACAATCTAGGTTCTTCTTTATTGTTTTCCCATTTTGAAATTTTTCCTTTATTAAAATTAATAGTGTTTGGATATTTTTCGTTTAGTGTATCAGCTAGTTCTTGTAGTGTTAGTTTCCGCTCTTTTCTGAGTTCTTTTATCTTATTACCAATCATAATGTTTTACCTTTCATAAGATAACGTAATATTAACATAAAAGTTTCGTTTTCGCAAACTTTTTTATAAAAAGACGAAAAAGTTGTTGACAACGAAACATAAAAGTTATAAACTAAAATCACAAAGGTTGCGAAATCAGCAACTTAGAAAGGAGACGAAATATGAACGCTGTTCTTGAAAGACACGATTTTGAGCGTCCGTATATCAATTTAAAAAGTATTATTGTTTCAAAAGGAATAAAACAAAAACAAATAGCGGAAAGGCTTGATATGAATAAATCTACTTTTAGCGCTAAAATCAATCGACATAATGGACGAGACTTTTCTTATTCAGAAGCGTGCCAAATTGCTCACATGCTAGGTATTAAAATGGAGGATTTTTAAAGTGAACCTAAATTTTTTTAAAACAAAAGTTTCGAAAACAACAACTTTTTAAAAACAAAAAACCCGACTAACAGCGATTAGTCAGGAACAAACATAAACATTTACAAAGGTATTTTAACATGAAAAGAAAAAAAGAACAATGGAAACCAAAGGTTACTAGCTATTGTGAAATAACCGAAAACGGTAAAACAAATTTAATTGAAATTGACCCAGCAGACTTTACTATCCCGACTGGTCATCCCATTTATAAAATACTTTTATCGTTTAAAGAACAATCTCAGGAGGCAAGCTGATGCAGTACATCTTTCAGGAACACAACATCAAGCTATACAGCTGTTAGTAATGAGTTCATACAAGATAAAGAGTTATCTCTAAAATCAAAAGGATTGTTACTTACTATTTTAAGCAACAAAGAAAATTGGAGAGTATTTCCGACGGAACTTGCTAAACGTTCAAAAGATAGCGAAGACAGTATCTATAGAGAGATTAAAAAACTTGAAAAATCAGGTTATATAAGGACTTATAAAAAATCTCTCGGACGTGGTAAGGGGGTTACAGCTTTTAGGTTTTGCGCTGATAGGAAAATCAGCGATGAAATCTTTGAGCAACTCAAACAACAACTTGATGAAGAGTTAGCTAGTTGATTTACATTTCCGCATTTTACAAATCTGTATTTTACAAATCTGTATTTTACAAATCTGTATTTTGCGAACTAACAATTACTAATAAACAATAACTACTAATAATAAATAATTACTAAAGATTAATAAGTGGGTGTTATGGAATTAAAGGAGCTTATTAATAATTTTGAAGCTAATTTTGGTCGTATGCTTTCACCGTTCGAATTGGAAGATATTCAAAAGCTTGTTAAAGAGGACAGCTATTCTGTTGAATTAATCAACGAGGCTTTGAAGATATCTGTTAGAAACGGAAAGCTATTCTTAAACTACGTCGTTGGTATTCTGGTTCGTATGAAGTCTCAAGGTATTACAAATGTTGAGCAGTTGAGAGTTGCTGAACAATTAAAGCAAGGAAGTAGCAAACCAGTTGAAGTTGATAATGACTTCCTGGAAATGCTGATAGCAGCTGCTGAGCTTTGGGACGATGACGAGGAAAGTAGAGAGTACCAAATTAGCTTATACAGAGAATTTCAAAAATAGGAGAACGCAATGGCAGATTTAAAACAAACAATTTTAGAAGAACACAAAACGCTTGAACGAGTTAAAGAGTTACAAGAATTCATGCACGGAACATCAACGCTAGCAATTGGGTTACACGAGGATGGGATTATTGAACAGCCAGAACATAAATTGATATTCTTTGAAACAATGCACGTCTTCTCACATATTCTTGAAGATGTGTTGGATGGTAAAGCTGTAGCAGAGGCAGTAGGTTATACATTATTTCCAGATGAGGACGAGGAGTAAGCATGGAATTTTATAAAGAATACATTACAAAAAAAGAATACGTGTCTGGCAATATTATTGATACAACTCGAATAATTAAAGCGGCAGAACAACTAAATGAAGATATTAAAGCTAATCCGCAATGGAGAAGTGAAGTACATGGCTATACATACGTAGAGAATTACGCTTGCATCCTTGTCCGTTGGGTTGGGTTAAGTGAAACGAAGTTCAAGGAGAGCGAAGAATGAAGTATGGGCTTTTTGGTACAGATGATTATGATGATTTGTTAGAACGTCAAAATAATTATGGCACACTCTTTCAAGAAGATGACGAAGATGAAACTTATGACCGTTGGAAAGATGAACAGTTGGGGGACGAGGGATGGAAAATTTAACATTTCCAGAATTGCAACAACGTATGCAATTAGCAAAAAAGAAAACACAAGATGTTAAATATGCTTTTCGTAATGCTGAAGACATATACACTGCTTTTAAAGAACTAAAAACCGATTGGTATGTCATTGTTAAATATGATTTAACAGAAGTTGCAGGACGGTTATTCGTCAAAGCAACAGCAAAAGCTGCTAAAGACGGGGAACAGCATCAAACGACAGCGTATGCTGAACTAAGTTCAGTACCAGTTTTTAACACTAAAAAAGGTCAAATCAAGCAAATGCAAGACCCACAATGGACGGGTGCTGTTAGCTCATATGCTGGTAAGTACGCTTTGCAAGGTCTGTTTGCGATTGGTGAGAAAGATGTCGATGAGTATCAAGTGCAAGATGAACAACAAACTACCCAAAATCATCAAACACAAAACAATCAAAGTCAACAAACGCAATACATCAATGATAATCAATTGCAGCAGATTTATAACGGCATCAATCAGCTTGCACAGATGACTAACCAAAACCCAGATATTGTAGCAAGTGGTATTTTGGTTCGTTACAACATCAACGATTTTAGAGCTGTTCCAAGCGGATATTTTAACGAAGTGGTAAATTACATCAAATCACTGATGCCACAACAAAATCCAAATCAAATAAATTTTAATGATCTATAAAGGAGATAAAGATGAAAGACGTAACAAATAACACACTAACAGAAATCAATGTTGAATTTAAACCAGCGGTCATCAAAATTGACCGTGAAAGTATCGAGGCACAAGTTGCTGATGCCGTTGCTAAATACTCAAATCGAGAAATAACAGCAGAAACCTATAAAGAGGCGTATAACGAGCGCACAACCTACAACAATCTAACTAAAGCTTTAGAAGCTAAACGTAAAGAAATCAAAGGTGTTTTCAATTTACCTTATAACGATTTTGAAGCGTGGTATAAAGAAAAAGTATTAGCGCCAATTAATGAAGTGACCAAAAAAATGACAGAAGGCTTAAATGCAATCGATGAACAGGAACGATTGCTACGAGTTGACGCAGTACGTGCTGCTTTTGAAGAGAAATGTGAGCTAGCTCAACTGGATAAATCAACTTTCGAGGATAAATACAATTCATATAGCTTGAAGAAATACTTTAAATCAGGAAAATTCGAACTTAAAACAGCAACTCTTGAAGAAATTGATCAGATTGTCTTGGAAGAACACAAAGCTGTACGTGAATTTGAAGAAAGCAAAGAGACAATTGTTGAGCAAGCTAAAGATTATGAATTACTTCCAGATGCTTATGTTCGCTATCTTGAAGATGGGAAATCACTTGTTGACGTTCTTAAAATCATGAAATCAGACAGAGATGCGATTGCTTTACGTAAAGAACAGGCTGAGGCACGAGCTAAAGCAGAGGCAGAACGTAAAGCAGAGATTGAACGTCTAGCGCAAGAAAATGCCAACTCTCAAATCAAGGCATATAACGCTGAAACTGGAGAGATTTTGGAAAGTAATACAATTACACCAGAAACACAAAACACGGCTGAAAATGAGCCAAAAATTGAGCCTGACAAAGCGTTGACACTTGATTTGCGTTTGACGTTTCCTGGAGGTGTTAAACAAGCCAAAATGTTTAAAGATTTCTTGGAAATGAATGGCATTAAGTATGAACAACAAAACATGATCATGGAAATGGGGTTTGAAGGATGAAAAAATATTACGTCAGCGGAAAAATTGCGGCATTGGATTTAGGGGCTGAAGTAGAGGTTTCTAATCCATATGCAGCAGCGATTAAATTTAATGAGAGATATGCACCACTTTTAAAATTTGGCGTGCACGAGTTAGAAGTTAGAGAAGTGGAGGAAGTTGAATGATTTGGTTAGCTTGGCTATTACACGATGTTGGTGCTTTGCTTGTATGTGCATTCATCGCTGTTTATTTCAAACAGCCGCTATGGATGTTCTTAGCGTTATTGTTTACAAGTAGTATTAAAAGAGAAAAGAAAGAAGGTAGCGACAATGGCGATGGAAGTAACGAATAAAGGTTATATTAATTTCAACAATGAATACAACAAGCACGATCAAAACTTTACGACCGCAAGCATGAGCTTTGCAAATGGTAAAGGCGAAGACGGCAATTATAAGCATGGCTACATCAAAGTAATTGCTTTCGGTGAGCTAGGAAATGTCCTGTATGACAATGTCGGAAATTTGGTAACTATCACAGGTCGCTATCGTCAAAATGAGCACGAAGGCAATAAATATCCACAAATTATCATCGATGCAATCAATGGATATGCACCAGCTCAAAACCAAAACAATGGCAACAATGGTAATTTTGGGCAAAATCAAGGCTATCAAAACCAAGGTAATTTCCAAAATAGCGGTAATTTTGGAAATCAACAGCCACAAAACGCAAGCAATGGCTATCAAAATCCAAATCAAGGTAATTTTGGACAGCCACAAGGACAACAGACAAGTTTCTTCCAAGGGCAAACAACACAGACCAATCCTGACTTTAGCAGAAACTTTGGGAATGCTAATCCAATGGACATTAATGAAGACGACTTACCATTTTAGAGGTGTTGCATGAAAGAAGAACGAGTTAAAGCAGAAATCATGTGTCCGTTTTGCGGAATGTATATGGTTCTAAAAATCAAGAAACACAGAAAGTCCGTTTCTTGCCCAGGATGTCGAGAACGACTATATCTTAAGAAAACAAATGATAAAGGTTTCTATTTTAGAGCGTCAGAAGCTTATGGAATGAGAAAGATCACACGAGAATTTGAAGAGATGTTTGAGGAGAAAAAAAGCGATTGAAAAAAATGATTGTTTGGGCTCTTTTCGATAGCGGTAACGGTTCATATACTAAAGCGATTAAAACGCTAAATGAAGCGAAAGAAGCAAATATTGACGTTTATCCGATTGGCATTGATATTGAGCATAAAAATAGCCATTTCATCGAGCTAGATTTAGCAGATTATAAGCGTTTGTTTGGCGATAACACGTTATTTGATACGTTGGATAAACTCCCAAAACCAGATTTAATCATAGCTAGTCCACCTTGTGAGAGTTGGTCAAACGCAAGCGCAATGTGTGAGGGCAATGCTTGTTGGAAACAAGAGGATTTCTCATCAGATAGCTTGTTTGCTCCACAAAGAGAAGCAAGCATGTTCACAATTCGCAATCATTCAGACTATGAACAGGCATATATCAATTATCGTTATAATCGTCAATTCATGAAGCGGGTCAATGGTGAGTTGACGGTGTTTAACACAATTGAAATCATCAAACGCTATGAACCGGCTTACTTTATCATCGAGAACCCAGCAAGTGGACGGATTTGGAAGTATATTGAGGACGTTATGGGCTTTAAATTGCCTTATAAAAACCAAACAAGATACAACAATTACGATTATCCGCTACAGAAACCAACAAAATTTGCTAGCAATATCAACTTGAATTTAAAAAACGACATTATTAAACAGGAGATTGAATGGAAGTATTTTTCAAAATCTTATAATGAGCGTTCAAATATTCCACAGAAGCTATTGCTAGACATTTTTAAAACAGTAATAAAACATTTTGAGGAGAAAAACAAATGACACAAGAGCAATTCATTGTATTATTATTCGCAGTTTTATGCGTTACTTACTTATGTTTATTCACAGTTTATGCAAACAAGAAAATTATAGCAGCTAAGGAAGCTTATCAAGCGACTTTAAATTATTATCAAGATCCAGAAACGCAGCGACAAATCACAAGTTATGTTTTGGCTAACAATATGCTTAGAAATGGCGAAGAGGTGTTCAAATGATGAATGTACAAGTATTTAACAACGAAGAATTTGGTCAAGTTCGCACACTTGAAATTGACGGCATGGTTTATTTTAGCAACACAGACGTTTGTGGAGCTTTAGAAATTAACAATCCTAGCCAGGCTTTGAAAAGATTACGAAAAGATGGGGTCATTTCAAATGAGGTCATCGATAATTTGGGAAGAAAGCAAGTCATGAAGTTTATTTCAGAAAGTAATCTTTATAAGTTGATTTTTCAAAGCAAAAAGAAAGAAGCTGAAAAGTTCACAGATTGGGTGACTGACGAGGTGCTCCCAGCTATTAGAAAGCACGGTAGCTATGTAGCACCAACACAAACAGCGCTCAGCCCTGAGGATGCGTTTATTCAACTGTTCCAAACGCAGAAAGAAATCAAGAAAGAACAAGCTGTAATGCGTGATGACATTGTTTATTTGAAAGAAGAACAACCAGTCAATCCGTCAATCAACCAGGATTTGACTAAAGAACGTAACAAGGCAGTCGTTAAATGTTTGGGTGGCTATGATGCACCAGCGTATTCTGATAGCAAGTTGAGACAGAAGGTGTTTTGGCAAGCCGCTAAAGATTTCAAAGAGTTATTTAAAATCCCACGTTATGACTTATTGAAGAAAAAAGATATTGATCGTGCTTACGATTATTGGAAACAATGGCAACCACAAACAAACTTGCGCTTAGAGATTGAGCAAGTTAATAAGCAAGTGGTATTGAGTGTTTAGGAGGTCTGAGATGGATGTTCGTAAAGGTAATTAAACAATATTTTTGGGACATTTTGTTAATTGGTATAGCGCTGTACTCAATTTGTGCTAGCGCTTATGCCTTTGGATGTATTAAAACGATGAATATGTACGAACCAGAAATCAACAAGTTAAAGCAAGAAAATAGAGAGCTCAGAGAGCAGAACAGGACTCTATCAGATAATCAGGTTATTATCTATCACGCTGATAACTATGGGGGAGAGTACGATTATGAAAGTACGGTTCACACTAACAAACAGTGAAATTGAGGAAATCGAGGTATTAGAGAATGAAGAATAAAAAAATCGCAGCTTTGGCAGGTGCAGCGCTCATGACAATTGGTTTAGCTACGTTGTCAGGTTGCTCTACAGAATCAGATAAAGTCTCTTACAACATTAGCAAAGAAGCAGATAATTTTAATGTTCGCAGACGTGTGGCGGTTATCAACACACGTACAGACAAGATTGAATTCAAAGTGGAAGGCCTTATCTCAGTTGACACGTCAAATAGCAAGAAATTAGTCGTGATTGCTGAAGTGTCAAAAGGAAAATACAGAAAGCATTTAATCAATATGACTAAAAACAACATGTATGTCGTTGAAGATTTGACTGACGGAACCGAAGTCAATAAATACAAGTACGAAGTTGAGTACATGCCTGAAAGCATTCTTCCTGTAACAATCACAAATAACGAGTGAGGTGCTGACAGATGAAGAATAAAGCGCTAATAATGCTAGTCGGTCTAGTGTTGACCGTAATTGGGCTTGGTGGTTTGCTGAAGAGGTGGAAGAATGAACATTAACAGAGTGTTTTGTGTAGACTGCTACGAATGGAAAGAGTTAGCGGATTTAGAGATGTTTCCTGAAAGACCGGGTAATCTGTATTGCGACACTTGCGGTTGTGTGTTGATTGAGTTGGAAGAAAATAAGAGCACAAAGTTTGAGTTTTGGTTGCCAAGAAACACAAAAAACAAAAAGCTGAACATGGTCATTAATTCGAATGACAGAGACCATAATAAAGTAACAGGTCACATGGTGAGCAGGATTAGAAAGCTAGCAGCTTATGAGACCAAAGCCAAAAAAGATAAGCACATGTTGCCGTTTAGTCCAAAAAGACCGTGTCATTTAACGGTTACAGTTTACAAACCAACAAGACGAAGATTAGACACACCCAACCTTTATCCGACGGTCAAGCCTTTAGTGGATGGCATGACAGAGGCTGGCATTTGGACGGATGACAATGATAATGTGATTAAATCCACTAAATTTCAGCTAGGCGGATTGAGCGGGAAAAAAGGTTATTACAGATTTGTGCTGACAATCGAGGAGGAAAAGGATAATGTTTGATTTTTGGGAAGCTTTAAAATACGTAATCAAGGAAAAGATTAGCCAATTCAAGCTGGGTGTGCGTCGTTTCTTCTGTAAACATCATTATGTTGAGGAAAAAATACTTTGGCATGGAGTGCCTGGAGTTTATTGTGACGGCGTTAAATGTACTAAATGCGGTAAGATTGCCGAAAAAGAAGAGTGGATGACGATTGAGGAGGATTAAAATGAACAGCAGATGGTTAATAGATATAACAGCGTATGATGTAGATGAACTTGAGGAATTCAAACTGGTATTAAACGCAAATGAGATTATATCAATAGCGGAAGATACATTTGAAATCTTTGACGAAGAAACAGGTAATTGGGTGGAGCATAAAGGTTGTGAAGTTTACGTGCGTGATTGTCGCTATAAAGTTTTGAATAGCTATGAAGAATTTATTAAAGCGATGGAAACCTTGTAGGTGAAGTTATGGCAAAGACGAAGTTTGAAAGATTGTCTGTAATACATAGGCGAGAAATCATATGGCTGAAGTGGTATTTTCTGAGAGATAAAACAAACCCAGAGAAAACAATCCTAGAGCAAAAGATACAAGACTGTTTTCTGGAAAATAACAATGAAGATGCAGCGTTTTACGTCAATTTGAACACAGTCACAAGTGAGGTTATCTCAAGAACAGATGAGTCACTTGTCAGAGTGCTCAAAGAGGTATATGTATACGAGACAATGAACGTGATAGGTGCTAGTCAAAGGATTTACTACAGGAGTCCAAACAGAACATACAAACATCTCAACAACTGGTTTGATAACTATTTCCGTGCTACATACAGACATTTGTTAGCTAACGCCTTGAAAGAACGGTAAAAAGCCACGTTAACTTGATATTACAATGAAATCATGGGTCTTAACTCATGATTTTTTGTGTGAAAGGAGAGGTAATGAATGAACGTCAGAAACGATTTGCAGATGAATTTATCAAGCTAGGAAATGCAACGAAAGCAGCAATTAACGCTGGATATTCTGAGAAATATGCAGGCGCTAACGCTGATAAGCTACTAAAAAATACTAAAATTCGAGCGTACATTGATGATCAACTTTCTGAATTACACAAGAAAAACATCATGGATGCTGAAGAGGCGTTGAGTATACTATCAGACATTGCCAGGGGAAATCGTGACGAAGAAGTTTTGATGATGAACCCAGTTACAGGCGAAGTCAAAAGGCTCAGGAAGAAAGCAGATAATGCAACAGTTATCAAAGCTATTCAAGAAATTTTGAAACGTTATCCAACTGCTAAACAAGCCGAAAAATTAGAGCTTGAATTGGCTAAGTTGCGTGAACAAGTCAATGCTAACGAGGCGCAAGACGAGCAGATTATTATCGTTGATGAATGGGCTGAGGAGGTAGACGATGGTCTTTAATGTTCAAAAGAACGTCAATCCACATTTTAAGCCTGTTTGGATTTCCGTAGAACCTTACAATATTTTAAAAGGCGGGCGAAACTCGTTTAAATCATCTGTAATCGCATTGAAATTGGTTTATATGATGGTGAAATATATCAAGCAAGGCGACACAGCTAACGTTGTTATTATTCGCAAAGTAGCCAATACAATCCGTGACAGTGTCTTTAATAAAATACAGTGGGCGTTGCAATTATACGGCGTTTTTGGTGGTTTTAAAACGACTGTTAGCCCGTTCAAGATAATTCATAAGAAAACAGGGTCAACGTTCTATTTTTACGGTCAAGACGACTTTCAAAAGCTGAAATCAAACGATATTGGGAATATTATCGCTGTTTGGTACGAAGAAGCAGCCGAATTTGACAGCGAAGAAGACTTTGACCAATCAAACGTTACTTTCATGCGCCAAAAACACGCTAAAGCTAAATGCGTGCAATTTTTTTGGTCTTACAACCCGCCACGCAATCCATACAGTTGGATTAACAAGTGGTTTGAAACCATGAAAATACGTGATGAATACTTGTGCCATTCGTCTAGCTATCTTGATGACGAGTTAGGATTTGTCACTGAGCAAATGCTGAAAGACATCGAACGTATTAAAGCTAACGACTTTGACTATTACAGATATATTTATCTGGGCGAGCCAGTCGGACTTGGAAACAACGTATATAACATGAGCACGTTTCATCCGCTGGATAGTTTGCCAGCTAACGACAGGCTAATTGGTATCTCGTTTGCGCTTGACGGCGGTCACCAGCAATCAGCTACGGCTTGCGGTGCGTTTGGCATCACGGCAAAAGGTAATGTTATCTTGCTTGATACTTACTACTATTCGCCAGCGGGGAAAGTAGTCAAGAAAGCGCCTAGTCAATTATCGCAGGATATACACAGTTTTACTCGTTCGGTTGTGGATAAATATAGAGTGCAAGTGCTACAGTACACAATTGATAGCGCAGAGGGTGCTTTACGAAACCAGATGTATTTAGACTTTGCTATTCGCTGGCATCCAGTAGCCAAACTTAAAAAAGTGACAATGATTGACAGTTTTCAGTCATTGCTTGCTCAAGGACGATTTTATTATTTAGACACGGAAGCCAATAAGATATTTATCGAAGAGCATCGTATGTATCGTTGGGATGAGAAGACAATCCAGTCAGATAATCCAAATGTCATCAAAGAAGATGACCACACATGCGACGTATCGCAATACTTTGCCTTGGATAATGCTAAAATTCTCGGCTTACGTGTCGGCAATAGTTAGGAGGACATTATGGGTCTAATCCAAAAAGTAAAAGACTTTTTCAATCGTGGGAGGTATAACATGCAGACTTCAAATTTAAACAGTATTCTTGATCATCCGAAAATTGCAGTCAGTCAGGAAGAGTACAGTCGTATTCAACACAATCTAACTTACTATCAATCTAAATTTGATGACGTCGAATATATCAATAGCGAGGGTGATGTGAAACGTCGCAAGTTTAATCATTTGCCGATTGCACGAACAGCATCGAAGAAGATTGCTAGTTTGGTTTACAACGAACAAGCGGAAATCACATCAGACAACAAATCAGTTGATGAGTTCATCAGCTACACGCTTGACAATGACCGCTTTAACAAGAATTTTGAGCGCTATTTGGAAAGTGGTTTGGCGTTGGGTGGTCTTGCCATGCGTCCATATGTTGACGGTGATAGAATTCGTGTAGCATTCGTTCAAGCACCAGTATTCTTACCGTTGCAATCAAATACGCAAGACGTGTCGAATGCTGCTATCTTGACTAAAGCAATCAAGTCAGAGGGCAGAAAGAACGTGTATTACACGCTCGTAGAGTTTCATGAATGGGTGACAGCTGACGGAAACGAGCAAGGAAGTACGAAAGATAAAAGCTATTATCGTATCACTAACGAGCTTTACAAGTCAGACATCAGCGACGCATTAGGTCAACGTGTGAACTTGCCTGAATTATATCCAGACCTTGAGCAAGTCACAATGTTTAAAGACTTATCACGTCCATTGTTTACGTATCTCAAGACTCCAGGAATGAACAACAAAGACATCAACAGTCCGCTTGGTCTATCTATCTTTGATAATGCTAAAACTACAATTGACTTTATCAACAGAACTTACGACGAGTTCATGTGGGAAGTCAGAATGGGTCAACGTCGTGTTATTATCCCCGAGCAGATGACTAAGGTAACAGCGCAGCGAGAAGATGGCTCAATCACTTTCAAACGACGCTTTGAGACAGACCAAAACATCTATACGCAATTGGGCGGTGGTAATATGGACGCTAACAGCATTAAGGACATTACAACACCTATCCGCTCAAACGACTACATTACAGCCATTTCAGAAGGTCTGAAACTATTTGAGATGCAGATTGGCGTGTCTGCTGGCATGTTCTCGTTTGACGGCAAGAGTATGAAGACAGCTACCGAAGTAGTTAGCGAGAATAGCGACACATACCAAATGCGCAATAGTATTGCTGCTCTTGTTGAGCAATCGATTAAAGAGTTATGCGTATCTATTTGCGAACTCGGTAAAGCTACAGGTCTGTACAAGGGCGAAATACCAGAGCTAGAAGACATTTCAGTCAATCTTGACGATGGTGTCTTTACAGACCGAAACGCAGAGCTTGCTTATTGGATGCAAATGGTATCAGCAGGCTTTGCACCACAACGTTTAGGCATCCAAAAAACATTGAATGTGTCCGAAGAGGAAGCTAAAGACTATCTAGTTGAAATCAATGGGGAATTACCACCAGAAAATGATGCAGACTTAGCGCTTTATGGCAGAAAACAAGTAGAGGAAGACGATGAGTAAGAGACCAGTCTTAAATGACCAGCAATTCTCTTTGCAAATGCAAGGAGTTAGCGACATTTACGCTCAGATGCAGCAAGAACTATTTGATAATATGATTAAGCGTTTAATCGTTCGTGGTAGTGCTGATTTACAAGAAAATCCATATATTTGGCAAATGCAAAAGTTGAATGATATGCACATGCTAAACGAAGAGAATCTTAAAATTATCACGGAGCGCACAGGTATAGCAGAGGACTTGTTACGTGACGTTATAGCTAACGAAGGATTAAAGGTTTACAAAGACACTAAACAGCAACTTGCAGAGGATTTAGGCAGGAGAGATGGTGAATATATTGCCAACGGCGTGACAGATAGCCTTGAAGCTTACACATCGCAAGCGATTAGTGACTTAAACCTTATCAATACGACTTTGCCTAGGTCAATTCAAAAAACATACAAATCAATTGTTGAGAAGTCCGTAGCCGAAGTGGTTATCAGTTCAAAATCAGCTGATAAAGCTATTCGTGACACTATCATGAAATGGCAAAAGAAGAATTTTACAGGTTTTGTCGATAAAGGCGGCAGAGAGTGGCGAGCAGATGCGTACGCAAGAGCTATTATTAAAACGACAACGTTTAGAGTTTACAACGAAATGCGAACAGCTCCAGCAAAAGAAATGGGTATTGATACTTACTACTACTCAAAGAAAGCTACAGCAAGAGAAATGTGTGCGCCTTTGCAAGGTCGTATAGTGACAATGGAAGGCATGACACACACAGAGCAAGGAGTTAAAGTGCTTGCGTTGTCTGATTATGGCTATGGCTATGCTGGTGGCTGTTTGGGCGTGCATTGTGGACATTATTTGACACCTTTTATTGTTGGGGTTAATGAGCTACCAGAAGACCCAGACCATCTCAAAGACTTAACACCCGAACAAGCTGAGGAGAATGCACGTATACAAGCTAAACAGCGAGCGATTGAACGTGCTATCAGAAACCAAAAGGAGCGTCTACACATCGCTAGCCAACTGGGAGATGATGAACTTATCACATCTGAACGCTTAAAACTTAGAAACTTACAAGGAAAGATGCGTGCTTATGTTGATCAGCATGATTTTTTGCATCGTGATTATTCAAGGGAAAGGTTATTTTCAACTCAAAATTCATACGAAAAAAATAAAACATTGTTAGAGACTAAGAAGAAAACTTTAGAGAAGCAACAATATAAAAATTAAAGACGTTTCAAAACATCTTGTTGATCGCGCTGTTGAACGAAAGGTTGAAACTCAAACTATCATTGATGCTTTAAAAAATCCTCTTGAAATAAAAGAGATTAAATATGATGAGTATGGTAGACCATCTCAAAAATTTATCGGTAAAGATACATCAGTTGTTATTAATCCATCTACAGGGAATATTGCAACAACTCATAAGACAGGAAAAAGAATTCGCAGAAAGTATGGTTTTGAAAAATGAAAATAGTTGAAATTCTAAACGAAAAGCAAATAGCTTTTGTTAAAGAGTGCTTACCTAACTTTGATTTAGATAAAATTTTGCAAAACGGCGAGTTGAATGATGACTTTGCAGAAGCTTTGGAAGATTATTACCAGCTCAAAGCCTTTGACAATGCATACAACATTACACAAAAAGGTAAAATAGCAGAAAGTATCATTGATAAATTTGTAGATTTGAATATTTGGTAAGTTACCTTACTTATATGCACCTAGATTTTTCTAGGTGCTTTTTTTGTGCGCTTAAAACGGTAAAAAGTCCGCTTTATTCAAAGGTAAACTGAAGAAGTAAATAAGATTTTACCTTTGTGGTGGGGGTTAGCCACCTACAAAAAGGACTAGGAGGACAAAATGCCATTTACAAAAGATGACCTTATCAATCTTGGATTGACAGATGAACAAGCTAAAGAAGTTTTTACTTTGCATGGCAAAGATTTGAATGAAACTAAATCAGCTTTAGACACTATCACGCAAGAGCGAGACAGTCTTAAAAATCAATTGCAAAATGCTGAGACACAGATTGAAACATTGAAAGCTGATGCAAATACCAGTGCTGAACAAAAAGAAGCGCTTGATAAATTGCAAGCTGAATATGACAAATTCAAAGCTGATGCTGAAGCAGATCTTGCAATGACACAAAAGGTCAATGCTATCAACCTTGCATTGAAAGATACTAACGCACACAATCCATCAACCTTGATGAAATTTATTGATGTTGACACTGTTGAGCTTGACGAAGACGGTAAGCCAAAACTAGACGACATCATCACAGGATTAAAGGAAAGTGACCCTTATCTTTTCAAAGCAGACGATGACACACCTAACCCAAGTATTTTTGCTACTGGAAATCCCGCAGCAAAAGACCCAACACCAGACGCCTTTGCACAGGCATTGGGATTGACTGAATAAAAAGGAGGAAATCATGTCAATTAACTACATTACTAAACATGAGGGGCAATTTGAAAAACGCCTTATGCAAGGTTCTTTAACATCAATCCTTGAAACCCCTAGAGTAAATTGGCTTGGCGCACGTTCTTTTGAACTTCCAACCATTTCTGTAACAGGTTATAAAACTCACACACGCTCTAAAGGTTACAACGCTGGAACAGTATCGAACGACAAAAATGTTTACACATTGGGATTTGACCGTGATGTAGAGTTCTTTGTTGATACAGCAGATGTCGATGAAACAAATCAAGAACTTTCAGCGGCTAACATTTCAAATACTTTCATTTCAGAACATGCAACACCAGAGGTTGATGCTTATCGCTTTTCTAAAATTGCAACAGCAGCAATCACTGGTAACCATTTCAAAGCAGAAGATAGCATCACACCAGAAAATGTCTATAGCACTTTGAAAGCTGCTATTTTGCCAATGCGTAAATTTGGTGCATCTAACCTTGTTATGTACGTGTCTAGCGAGGTGATGGATGCTTTAGAACGTTCTAAAGACTTTACACGCTCAATCGCAACTACATCTCCACAAGGTATTGATACCCGTGTCACTTCTCTTGACGGTGTGCAGCTTATCGAAGTTTGGGATGATGCACGTTTCAAAACTAAATTTGATTTCACTACAGGTTTTGTTAAAGCTGAGGGCGGTAAAGATATTAATTTCTTGATTGTTGCTAAAACAGCTGTTATTGCCAAAGCCAAATTTAACTCTATCTATCTCTTTGCGCCAGGGCAACACACAGAAGGTGACGGCTACTTGTATCAAAACCGTCTATACCACGACTTGTTTGTTTTGAAATCACAAGAAGATGGTATTTATGTCTCACATAAATCAGCGTAGGAGGTAGCAGATGAAAAAGTATTTCAAAGAAAATCAAGTCTACACTGTTCAAGAAGGTAGCGAGCTTGAAGTACAACTTATCGCAGATGGTTTTGAAGTTCTAGAACTTAAACAAGAAGTTGTTGAAGAAGTTGAAGAACAAGAAGAGAAACCTAAGCGTACCAAAAAATCTAAAAATGAGGGTGAATAATGGCTAAATATAAAGCTGCTAAAAACCTATTCTTTAAATCACTCAACAAAAGCGTGATGGTTGATGAAACTATTGAGCTTGATAAAGAATACGCTGACCATGTTAATGCTGATTTAGCTAAAACTTTTCCAGACGTTGAAAAGGTGCTAGTACCGCTTGAGGAAGAAACAGCAGTAGAGCCTAAAAAAGCTAGACATGGTAAGAAAGCCAAAACAGAAGAATGAGGGTGATAACACCCTTTTAGGGAGGTTACCATGGCTTATTTAACTAAAGCAGAGTTTTCGGACCTTGGTTTTGATGATGTTGAGAACTTTGATAAGTTAGCAAAACGTGCTGAAATTGCCATTGATATGTATACACAAAACATCTACAAGCGTTTTATCAACTTTGAAGATGATTTTGATTATCGTAAGCAAGCAGTCAAGCTTGCGATGGCATTTCAGATTGCTTACTTGGATGTTTCAGGCATCATGACAGCTGATGACAAGAAAACAATGACAAGCGTTTCTATCGGACGTACCAAAATCGATTACAAGACATCTGAGAGCACGTTTAGCGGTCAGCAATATAATTTATCAATTGATGCCGAAAACGTTCTGAAACAGGCAGGATTTAGCCTTGTCGTGGGAGTTGATTATGATAGATAAGCGTTTGTTAACTGACACTGTTATTGTTCAAAAAGTACAAAAAGAAAATGATTTTGGTGATTTAACTTATTCAGAACCGTTGACGGTCAAACACGTTCGCTTTGACCGCTCTAGTTCTGTTTCTGGAGCGAATAACTCTAAGAAAAAAGACAGAACAGGAACAATTTTCATTTATCCAGCCATTTCGGGTGTCAAGGTAGACAACAGCTGGGATGAGGCGACTGTTAGCGATGGTGCTAATACGTACATTGTTAAAAGTCATGAGCCTAATTACTTAAATGGCAAAATCTTTAGCTATGAAGTAGGAGTGATTTGATGTTTCGTATTCGGACAAAGGCTGATTTGAGTGGCGCTGAACGGAAGGTATCTGATGCTAATGTTTTGAGGGGGAAACGTGCACTAGCTAACCAAGTTTTGATGGATACAGACAAGTACATCCCAATGAAGGGCGGTGCTTTGCGAGCCAGTGGACAAATAGCTATAGATGGTAGTGCTGTTTCTTGGAATACAGTATATGCACGAGCTCAATTTTATGGGACAAACGGCATTGTTGTATTTAAGAAGTATACAACACCAGGTACAGGTAAACTTTGGTATGACAAATCAGCGGAAGCAAACGTTGATAAATGGAAACGTGTTGCAGCTAAAGGGATGGGGTTCTGATGCAAGATAACAAAAACTTTCAAATAGTACTTTTAAAATACATTAACAATTTTAAACAGTTGCCGTTGAAAGCACGGCTAGATTATTTCAAAGATAATCAAGATGATTTGGTCGTCAATGCTATTCCAGGCGGAACGATCGAGAGAGAATTCATGGACGGTACGAGAGAAGTAAGCCTACCGTTTGAAATTGCAGTCAAAAGTAAGAGTAATCAGCTGGCAAGTGATGTCATTTGGTTTCTGAATGGCGAGTTATCAGTATTTGATATTGATTTGCCAAGCACAGACGACTCTTACACATTCTTATCTCTTTCAGTTGGTAAACCTGGTATTAATGGCAAAGATGAACATGGTTATTTTGTTTACACATTGCAATTACAAGCAAAATTAGAAATTTGAGGAGGAAATTATGGCACGTCAAAAAAATGCCCAACGCAAACACTTTGTAGCACCGTTTAATCCAGGAACGCCAGATACTGTACCAGCTGATGATGTGTTCTTACCATTGGCTAAATACATCGAAACTATCGATGACGACACAGACGAAGAAACAGATGACACTGGTTACTATGACGGTGATGGTACACCAGAAGAAACGGTTACATCTGTTTCTGGTGCTTACTCTGTTTCTGGTCTATATGATGCGGAGGATAAGGCGCAAGCTCTAATTGCATCTAAACGCTATGAAATCGGTGATGGTCGTCGTGTATGGCATCGTGTAGTTGAGTCAAACGGCAAGAAGTCATTTACTCAAATCGCTAACGTTTCTGGCATTAAAGCTGGTTCTGGTGATGCGACAGCTTATGAAGAATTCGAATGCACACTCAAATGGATTAAAAAGCCAATTGAGAAAGCTATTACAGAATAGAAAGGTTTGAAATATGTCACGAGTTTATAATTTTGATGCGAAGCAAGATGCGATTGAATTTGTAGTAGGAGATTGTACGCTTGAATTCATGCCAAGCGATGAGCAAAGCAAAAAAATGCAAGCAAAAGCTGATGAGTTGAAACAGCGTGCTAATAGCATTGACGGAATTGCTAACGAGGACTCTTGGGGAGCAGTTCAAGAAATCAAAGCTGTCTTAGACGAGTTCTTTAAAACGATGTTTGACAATGAAACACCTGAAAAGCTCTATAAAGCTGTTGGTCAAAATACAATGACCTATCTCAAGGTGTTCTTGCAAATTTCAAAAGCAATTAACGAAGTTAATGCTGAACGTCAAAACGATGAATATTTTAAACAGTTTCTATCTGAGTAATGTTTGACATTTCCAAAAGAATGGATGATAGGCTGGTGCTCAATGGAAAAGAGTACCAGCTTTTTCTTTCGTTCGATAATGTCTTGAAAGTCTTTGATATGTGGTCAGATGACAGATTTCCAGTACAGATTAAGCCACAGTTAGCACTGGTTAAGCTCACTAATAGCTCTGATTTTAAAAATATGGACTTTGAAACAGCTTTGAATATTTATTCAAAAGTGTTTGACAAGCATATTAAGAGCGTTAGAGCGATTGATGCAGTTGAGCGCTATGACTTAGAAGGGAATGTTATCCCCCAAAAACCACGAGAAGACTCAGACGACGGAAAACCTCTGTATTCAATCAAATATGACGGCGAGTTCATTTTTTCATCGTTTATGCAAGCCTATCACATTGATTTGATTGAAGAACAAGGGAAATTGCATTGGTCAAAATTTAATGCTTTGTTAGCTGGTTTACCAGACGGCACGAAGCTAATTGAAGTAATGAAAATTAGGGCGTGGAAGCCACAAAAAGGCGACAGCGCAAAAGAAAAACAGCGCATGCGTGCTTTACAAGAAGAGTACGCATTGCCTGATTAGGAAAGGAGGGAAATATGGCAGAAGGTAAAGTTACTATCCAGATTGATATGGATGGTAGAAAAGCACAGTCAGAAGTGAAATCACTCAAAAGCACTTTACTTAGTCTAGGTGATGGCGCTAATAAGATTGGTAGCTCGTTTAAATCACTATTAGCCGCTAATGTAGTTGGTTCTGCTTTGATGTCTGGAATTGGAGCGCTTAAAGGCGGTCTTACAAGCATGTATGGAGAACTTAGCTCTAATACAAAAGCTTGGAAGACGTTTGAAGGTAACTTGACGCAAGTCTGGGGAGCGTCAGAAGAAACCAGCAAGAAGATTAGTCAAGTCAAAAGTACATTGCAAGATTATGCTACACAGACAATCTACAGTGCGTCTGACATGGCGCAAACGTACAGTCAGTTAGCGGCGGTTGGTATCAAAAATACTGATCAACTCGTTATGGGGTTTGGCGGGCTTGCAGCAGCCGCCGAAAACCCAACACAAGCCATGAAGACCTTGTCACAACAAGCTACGCAGATGGCTGCTAAGCCTAAGGTTCAATGGCAAGATTTTAAATTGATGCTCGAACAAACACCAGCAGGTATCGCAGCAGTTGCCAAAGAAATGGGTATGTCTACATCTGAAATGGTAACAGCCGTTCAAGATGGAAAAATTGCGACAGAAGACTTCTTTAACGCAGTAGCTAAGGTTGGTAATAGTGACCAATTCAAGAAAATGGCTACAGAATTTAAAACAGTTGACCAAGCCATAGATGGTGCGAAAGAAACGCTATCTAACAAGCTGATGCCAGCGTTTGAAAAACTGAATCAATTTGGTATCAAGGCAGTAGTAGCTCTCACGGATGCTTTGGATAATATTGATTTTGGTAAAATCGCTGACAATCTCGGAAAAACTCTGGATTCTATTGATATTGAGAGCATGTTTTCTAAGGCTCAAATAGCGATGAAAATGTTTTTCAATCCATTGTTTGTTATCAAATTCAAAGGAGCGATAGATGAAGTTAAAGGTGCCGTAGGCGCTCTAACTTCGGCTTTCTCTGGTGTTGCAGGCGGTGGATGGTCGTGGGTTTATACACTAAGCAATGCAATGTCGGCACTAATTAGAACAGTAGCTACTGGAGCTAGCATTGTTAAAAAATTTATCAATGCATTTGCGGATACTGGCGCTATGCAACAAATCAAATTTGCGATTGATAGTGTTATTACGGCGTACACGACATTGACTTATGCAGTTGGTGAAGCTTCTATTTGGTCGACGTTGGGAACAGTCATCGGTAATGTTGCTAAAGTCATTGCACAAGTCGTACAAGCTATTGCTGATTTTATTTCAAGGTTAGACCCAAGCATTGTCCAAGGATTTACCAATGTTCTAGTTGGTGGTATTGCTGGTTTGATGGCGTTTTCAGCAGGGACTAACTTAGTTTCAAAAGGCATGAAGGGACTTGAATTTATCAAGTCATTTAATCCGTTCAAAATGTTCAAGAAGAACGCTAAGGACGGAGCAGATGGTGCGACAGAAGCTGTAGGTCAAAGTAAATCTAAGATTGCTCAAATCTTACAAGGTCTTGCATCGGTCATTAAATCGGTGGGTACTAGTATTGCTGTTGCAGCAAAAGGGATTGGTACAGGCTTGGCAAATGCTTTTGTTGGATTAGGTACGGCTCTTAAAATGGCTGGACCAGCAAATATTATTGCATTAGGCACAGCAGTCGGTATTGCAGCCGTTGGTATTGGTGCAGGTGTAGGAATTATCGTGTCAGCGTTGACTTTGTTAGCAACGCAAAGCGCAGGTGTGTCCGTGATTATTCAAGCGCTTGGTACAGCCTTTGCAACAGTAGCAACGGCAATTATCGGTGCTTTCGCTCAGGCAATTGTAACAGTTTCTGGTGTATTGCCAGTTGTCACAAGTGCATTAGCTAACCTAGCACCTTTAGTAGTAGCAGTCGGTGTGGCAATTGGTGCAACAGCACCAGCTATCACAGCTTTAGGTAACGCAATAAGCTCGGTTGTTGCATCCGTTGGTGTGGCTTTACCGCCTATTATTGTAGCTATTAGCAATGCGATAACACAAATCGGCTTAATGCTTGGTACGATTTTGCCACCAATCATTACATCTCTCGGCACAGCCATCTCTCAAATTGCTGTTGCTATTACACCAATCGTTGGAATTATTAGTAGTGCTTTCGTTCAAATTGTGACGGTAGTGTCTAACGCTATTGTTCAAATTATTCAAGCGCTATCACCGTTTATCCCAGCGATTACAGAGATGGTCGTAGCGGTAGCTCCAGTACTATCTCAAATCGTGGATGCGTTTAACAACCTAATCAGTCAAATCAGTCCGATTATTGACTCAATCACCAACCTGTTCAAGACGTTAGGTGAGCAAATCAGCAACATTCTGGACAGTGCTAAGGGTGTTATCACTGGTTTCGGCGACGCCGTTCGAAACGTTTTAGACGGTATTGCGGGCATTTTCGACTCAATGGGGAATGCCGCTCTCAATGCTGGTAATGGCGTTAAGCAGATGGCGCAAGGTATCAAAATACTTGTTGATATGCCTTTAGGTGATTTGAGCGCTACTTTGGTTAAAACAGCTAGCGGTCTCGGAAAAATAGGAAGCCACGCCTCAACTATGGCACAAGTAGGCACAGCGATGACACAAGTCGCCACTGGTATGACTCAATTTGCTCTGGGCGCAACTATTTCGTTAGCTGCTTTAAGCCAATTTGATGCAGTGATTACAACACTCAAGACTAATTTGTCTCTTTTGCCAGCGATGATGACGGTGGCTGGTGCAGGTTTCCCGGCATTCGTTTCTCAAGCAGTCGCTGGTATTGCTGGATTATCAGCTGTTAATGCACCAATTGCAGAATTTAAAGCACAATTGATGAGTTTAACACCAACAATCTTATCTGCTACAGCGGGCTTTGCAATGTTTGGTGCTAGAGCGATGGTCATCAATGGCACGTTTACCGTCATCGGTGGACTTATTAGTGCATTTAACGCACGCATCTTGTCAATGGGCGCAGCAACAGCAATGGCAGGAGCGTCGTTTGGTGCGTTAGCTGGTAGAGTAGGTGCTTTAGGTGGAGCTCTATCGTCAGTTTCAGGCGGTTTTGCAAATATTGGTGCGAGTGCGGCAAGTTCAGCGTCTCAAATGCGTTCAATCATTTCAGCGACACAGTCTGTTATTTCAGCGTTTAGCTCAATGCGCGCCCAAGTGCAATCGTCAATGCAAGCAATGCTTAGTGCTGTTACATCTATTGGAAATCAGATGAAAAATCAAGGACGCATGATTGGTCAACAAACAGCTCAAAATATCGCTCAAGGTATTTCTAGCGGTGCTGGTAGTGCAAGGTCGGCAATGAGTTCTCTTATGGCATCTGTACGTGCAGCAGGGATGTCTGGAGTCGGTTCAATGCGTGCAATTGGTGCATATATCGGGCAAGGTTTGGCTAGTGGTATGATGTCAGCTCTTGGAAGTGTGACGGCAGCTGCTAATGCGTTAGTAGCACAAGCAGAGAGAGCGACACGAGCAAAAGCCAAAATTCATTCACCATCACGCCTATTTCGTGACAATGTAGGTCGCTATATTGCACAAGGTGTTGCGGTTGGGATTGAAAAGGACAGCTACACAGTTAACGACGCTTTAGGTGCAATGTATGACAAAGTACAAGCATTTAGCTACAGAGCTGAAGACCTAATCGGAGCTGGATCAACTAATTTCTCACACAGTATCCAGGTTAAATCCGATTTAGATAAAGCAATCAAAGCAAAAGTTGAGATTGTACAAGAAAAATCAAACGAAGTAATGGAAAAAGCTATAGATGCAATGGGCAGACTCGCAGACCGTCCAATCGATATGCGATTGAATGACGACACGCTTATCGCATCTACTAGCGATAGATATCAAGATTATCAACAAACACAGATTACACGCAATAACAGAATGTGGGGTAGACCATGACAGAAATAATGACTTTTAACGGTGTTGAGATGTCTCAATACTTTAGAATTACTGACATTATTCGCCCGATTGGTAATAAAAGGACGGTGTCAACTGACACTTCTCCTTTTTTGGGGGTGAATATCCAAGAAATTAAAATCGGAGCTAAAGAACACAAAATCAAATTTGACATTAAAGGGAAATCAGAGATTGAAATTGAACAGCTTAAACATGATTTAGCTGGCGTATTCAACGTTGATAAACCAGTCAAAATTACATATGCAGATGAACCAGACAAGTATTATTTAGGTTTGCCTGTTGATGATATTTCACACGACAATATCACACGTTGGTTTCAGCGTTCAGAAATCACTATTTTAATCCCTGACGGAGTGGCTCATTCGGTGACTGATGCACGTTTTGAAGAGCCTACCTGGAACGGCAATAAAATGACGTTCAAAATCAATAATGAGGGGAATGTCGATGCTTATCCGATTATCACGATCAAACATAATTCAGAAAACGGCTATGTCGGACTAGTTAGTCAAAATGGCGCTTTTGAGCTTGGAAGCAAGGAAGAGGCGGACTCGGAAGAATACAAGAAATCTGAAATCTTGTTTGATTACACGTCAAACACTGGACCAACAAGGATTTTAAACGGATTTGAAGAGGGTAAATTTAATGAGGCAATTAGTAACGTTCAAGAGGTTCTAGATGGACAACTTGAGATAGACAATGCTTGGGGGAGACCACACATCCACTTGAAAAACGGGACGTCTGCGTCTATCACTTGGGACATACCAGCAGACAGTGCAGGAGAGGCAGGAGCACTCTATGAGTACATCTGGTGGAGACAGATTTTCTGGGCAGGTCATCAATCGCAGTACGGATTTATGAAAGTGGTTGTATCGGATGAAAATGGTCAATTTCTATACGGGACAGAGACATTTAAACGCTCTAACAGTTTAACGACTGAATATAATTTCATGGTTTCTGACGGAAAAGGTGGCTATCGTTTCCTTGACCGCTATACATTTTGGTGTACGCATTTAGACAGTCAAAATCCATTTAATGAGCCACGAGGTTGGTCAGATATCTACAGGAAAGATGGCTGGATACAGTTTTTTTGGAACGGTCAATACAAAGAATATAACATCCCTGAGATAAAGGGTAAAAAGTCCGCTAAAGTCAGTGTTATATTTGGGAGCGTAGGGGGCAAACCTGGAGTGACACACGTTTATCTTGATGATATCGTTTATCGCAAAGATTTTGTGACAGGTACTAGAGACATCCCGAACCGCTACGCTATGGGCTCAACAGTTGTCATCGACAACGAAACAAACACAGTGACTAAAGACGGTCTTAACAAAAATTCGGACATTGTCCAAGGCTCACATCATTTCTTGAGTGTTCCACCTGGGGAGTCTGAGTTAGACATATATTTCTCATCGTGGATTAAGAAAATGCCTACAGTTAAGGTGGAGTTTGAGAATAGGAGTTTGTAAATGCTTCTAACAATACACGATGCACAACTGAGAAAAGTAGCGTTCGTTGATAACGAGAAACAAGGCACGTTAGACTTCTTTGATGACACTTGGACACGCAACCTGCAAACAGGATCATCAACATATGAATTTAGTATTTCAAAAAAATCGCTTGTTTCTGACACGGTCTTTAACAGAACTTATAGCTATTTGAATGAACGCGCTTTTGTTTCATTTGAGTACAAAGGCGAGACGTTTCTCTTTAACGTGATGACTGTTGAAGAAGATGAAAAGAAAATCAAATGCTATTGTGAGAATTTAAATCTAGAACTTATTAACGAGTATTCGAATCCGTTTAAGGCTGATAGAGCTATGTCATTCGTTGAGTATTGCAATGCTATGGATTTACTAAATATGACTAAATTATCCGTAGGTATTAACGAGATTTCGGACTACAAGCGTACGTTGGAATGGGAAGGACAAGACACGAAACTTGCCAGACTTATTTCACTTGCGAACAAATTTGATGCTGAAATCGAATTTAAAACCTACCTCAACGATGACAGTAGTATCAAACAGTTTTTGGTCAATGTTTATCACGAAAATGATGGCGTGAATTACCACGGCGTTGGGCGTGACAGGAAAGATATAACGCTTGTTTACGGAAAAAACATCAAGTCAATTAGGCGCAAGATTGATAAGACGAACATCTTTAACATGATTGTGCCAACTGCTCAAAGTGAAGAGAACAGTGATCAGAAATTGACTATCGGAAGCTTGCCAAACTGGGAGCTCAAGAATGATAAAGGCATCGTTGAGTTTTACAAGCGTGGCGATGCTCTCTATGCGCCTATTTCAGCACAGCTTTATCCATCAACGTTTACGTCGGAAACTCAATCAGACCAATGGACTAGACGCGACATGGACTTTAACGTCAAAAGCATTCAACAGCTTGAGACAGAAGGTTTGAAACAGTTGAAAGCGTCAGCTTATCCAGAATTAACATATGAATTTGACGGCTATATTGATGCAGACATCGGGGACACGGTAGAGCTCTCAGACAGTGGATTTGCTAACACATTGCTGATTGAAGCACGTATTTTTGAACAAAAGCTAAGCTTTTCGACTAGAAAGAACTGGAAAACCACACTTGGAAACTTTAGAGCTTTGCAAAGCAAGCTATCTAACGACATCCAAAGCGAGCTTGAACGTTTAGTAGAAAACGCAAAACCGTACAATATTCGCATTTCGACGGATAATGGAACGATGTTCAAGAACAATGAGGGCGAAAGTCTAGTTAAAGCCACACTTTGGAAAGGTGGCAAAGTTGTTAGTCGGGACGTCTCATGGCGCTGGGCTTTGGACGGCGTGGTCACAGTCGGTATGCAATACCGTGTCCAAGCTAAAGACATCACTGACACAGCGGTTTTAACCGTCTCGGGCTATGTCGGAAATACTGAAGTAGCCACTACGGAAATCACGCTAGCTAATATGGTCGAGCAGATTGATTTAGTCATCCTGACGTCAAACGGCTATACGTTCAAAAACAACAACATAGCGAGCACACTGACAGCCACTCTATGGCGTGGGAATAAGGAAATCGACAAAGATGGCACTGAGTTCAGCTACGTTTGGAAGAAAGTCAATAGCGATGAGACGCCGGACGAACATTGGAACGCTGACCATTCGTACTCTCAAAAATCAATAAGAATCACAGAAGCTGACGTATTTAGACGAGCCACATTCTCGTGCGAAGTCCAATATGTCGGCAAACGAGTTTAAAAGGAGAAAAAATATTATGGGAATTATCGCGGCAGGACAGATAACAGTCGTAGACTTGTCAGACGCGCCTGTACTGAATGCGTTTATCACAGCTAATAGACCTACAACGCAAGTTTATAGTCAAACGTCTGGAAGTTATAATCCATCTTATGCCTCAACACCTCAAACGTTAACACTTAACTTAACTAAAGCTGGCTCAACAGCAAGCATTGTCGGCGGTGTTAGTGGCTTACGCTGGTATGTTGTGGACGGTGCCACAAAAACAGAAATAACGTCAAAAGTTAATACTGATAACGAGTTTGTTTCAGGCACTAACAATGAGAACTTGACCACTAAGCTAAATATTGACACAGACAGAGGCTCGAAGCGCTATGAGGCAGCTGGAATTTGGAAAGACCCAATCACTGGTCTGGACGTTCAGTTCAGTGCTGACATTGACCTGTTTTTAACACAGGTTGGGAAAGAGGCACAGGTTTTGAACGTTTATGCTGGAAATGGTAATACGTTCCGAAACAACTTACCTGCCAGCCTCACAGTCAACGCAGACCTTTATCGTGGGAATGTGTTAACGAATGATAAAAAAATATTCAAGTTCTTTTACCAAGACACGAGCATTACTGGCAGCACAGTAGCTGGTTATGATCCTGACGGCGGCATTGGATGGCATCTATGCAATAATGGCAGCAGCGCCACTGAAGGTCAAACGCCAAACGTGAAGCCGACTGAGCCAACGACTGGGCAAGGCGTCCTCACTGTATCGCCAAGCAAAGTAACTAACGCACAAAGTTTCAAAGTCGTATGCATTAACCGAATCGACAACACAAAAACAACAGGTCTATGCACTTTGTTAGATATGTCAGATCCATACAGCTTAATGCTTGATTCAAGTGCCGGAAACATTTTCAAAAACCGTCAAGGGTCAACTGCACTGAAGGCGCGTCTTTATCGAAACGGCGAAGAGCTTGACGCAAACGGCACAGGTAAGACTTACAAGTGGTCGAAATATGACAAAAACGGTGTTATGGATGTCAATTTTGGCGGTGGAGGCAATGCATACAAAACTGGCAAAACAATTAATGTTAACGCTACTGAAATTGTAGCTAAAGCTAGCTTCAAATGTGAAGTCTGGGAATAGGGGGTGTATAGGATATGATTAAAGCAGATATTAAAATTGCTGAACAGCGTCAAATTGTCGATGTGCCTGTTGAAACAAAGTCAGAAGCAATTCGTGTGCTTTGGAATACATATGGTCTAGGGATTGATATCAAACGCTGGATTGAGGAGGAAAAAGATGAGCAAACTGATAGCAACGAGCCAACTGACTCTGATGAATCTGACGGAAAAGGCGATTGAGCGAACTAAGGTAACGTTTTGGCACGGCTTATCCGCAACTAAGCACCCGCTGGGTGTTTATGATTGCGGTAGCCGTGACCATGCTTTCGCTAATGAGTTTGACGTTGTCAGCGGAAAAAAATATACAGTTAGGATTATTGCTCAAAGAACAAAAGGAGCTATTAATCTCAAAGGCGGTATCTGGTACACAGAAAGAACATCTGGTTATCAATTTGATGGTCTAGCAGCACTGACTCAGGTAGGAGAACTTAGTGAAGATGGACTAGGAATTTGGGAAAGAACTTTAACAGTCCCAAATGGAAAAATCAAGGGTAGAGCTTATGTTCAACTTGAACAGTCATCGGCTAGTGGATTTTCAACTGCTTATCGTGTATACGACGCTCAGGTGTTTGATGAAAACGAGCAACCTCTCGTCACTGACCAGAATAATTTTGGTGCTTTAACAAGTCCGATGGCAGCCCCTGGCGGCACGTACATCTGGAAACGAACTATCACATATTACACAGACGGTACAAATGATACTGTCTGGGAATATAGTGGTGTTGGCGAGAAGGGTAATACAGGGGCGAACGGTCAAACCTCGCACGTACACTTTGCATTTGCTGACAACGCAACTGGTGGCGGATTTAGCTTAACTACACCAAAAGCATACATGGGTTGGTACGCTGATTTTAACGAGGCGGCAAGCAATGACCCGACTAAGTATAGGTGGAGCAAGTGGAAAGGCGACCAAGGCTTGCCAGGGAAACCAGGTGCTGACGGCAAGACGTCCTATTTCCACATGGCCTATGCAGAATCGGCAGACGGCAGAACTGGTTTTAGTTTTAAAGAGTCTGGTCAACAGTATCAAGGCTATTACACCGATTTCACGCAAAGCAGCAGTACAGACCCCAAAAAATATACGTGGATGGATAGACGGGCTGGAGTTGAAGTTGGCTCAAAGAATTTGTTGCGTAAAACAGCAATAAACGCTGAAAATCTAAAACTTTTTGGCAAATCAGATACGACTGTTAGTGTTGTTGAGAAGGACGGGCACCAAGTATACAAATTAGTAGTTTCTGGATCTAGCAATGCAGGCGCTTATTTCAACGGCAATAGCGATTATTATAATCTTGTCAAAGACCGTAATTATACATTTAGTTTCTGGGTTTTGACTAACAAAGATAAGACCTACAGCAGTGGCAGTCTAGGTCATATCCAAGCTGTTAACAATAATAGCGATAAAGTTGGCAATGATAATTTACACCAACATACAGAACCTGTGTACAGCACAAATAATATAAAAGCGAATACGTGGACAAAAGTTTGGTGTACATTTAAGGCTACATCAAATAGCTATTTTAAACCGTTTTTCTGGTATCTGAGGGCTGATGACGAAATCTATATCTATGACATGATGTTGAACGAAGGTACTATACCTCTTTCTCACAGCTTAGCCCCCGAAGACGCGCAGGAGCAAATCGACAGCAAAGCAGACCAGACGCTCACGCAAGAACAACTGAATGCGTTGTCAGAGAAAAATCGCAATATGGAAGCAGAAATGGCAGCAAAAGCAAGTCTAGCTGAAGTTGAACGATGGAAACAAGCTTATGACGAGTATGTAGCTCAAAATGACGCTGATAAAACGTCAGCAGAGCAAAAACTTATCACGCTAACAAGTCGAGTTGCTGAATGGGTCAAAGATTGGGAAGACAAAAAAGTTCAATGGTCTTTCCTTGATACAAACATGGATTTTGGCGAAGAGGGCTTGCGCCTCGGTAAGAAAGGTAGTCCAACGTCTATTTTGATTTCAAACGACCGTATTGGTTTCTACTCAGGTGGTTCGGAAGTAGCTAGCATGTCAAATGGTACGTTAACCATTGATAACGGTATCTTTGCTAAATCTTTGCAAATCGGACACTATCGGGAAGAAGTGTACGAAGGAGATAAAACAATAAACGTCATTCGATGGATTGACTAGAAAGGAGATAAATGGGAACAGCAACGTTTAGTGGCTCATATGGTCACAATATGACGCTTGAATTGCGAGCTGAAAGGTCTGGCAAGCCGAATATCGCAGGCAACAGCAGTAACGTACATGTAACTGGCTACTTGCATACAAACGGATATGCAAGTATGTGGGGTGTAACTAGTGACGCAACTATCACAATTAATGGTGGTAGCGCCATCGAGCACCCAGCTATTAATATTGGCACTAATTCAACACAAAAAATCTTTGACCATACGTACACAATTGGTCACAACAACGACGGGACTAAAACTGTTGGTATCAAGCTGTCCGTAGGTCTTAATGTTGGCGGATATGGGTCTGCTATGGTCGCTTTTGATTTTAGGTTACCAGACATACCACGAGCTAGTTCGGTCAGTGACGTGACAGGAACGCTTGGCAGTGCGATGACTATTAACATTAATCGAAAGGTCAGCAGTTTCACACACACCGTCAAATACTATTTTGGTAACTTGTCTGGCACGATTGCAACTGGTGCTGGGGCGTCTGTAAGCTGGACACCGCCGCTTAATCTAGCAACACAAATCCCAAGTGCGTCAAGCGGTTGGGGAAATATTACGGTAGACACTTACAATGGCTCTACTAAAATCGGGTCCGCTACATGTAGGCTAACTCTTAACGTCCCAGAGTCGATGAAACCAACGTTCACAGGTGTGACTTTGTCGGATACAAATACAGTCGTATCAAACATTATCACGACAGCTAACACGTTCGTGGAAATTTTGTCTAATGTCAAAGTTGCCTTTAGTGGTGCTACTGGTATTCAAGGCTCTACTATTACAGGTCACAGAGCCGAAATGGTAGGCGAGAACCAAACAGTCACGTCTGATGGTGGTGTTTTCGGACTAGTCAAAAAATCGGGTGAAGTGACTATCAGGTCGAGCGTGCAAGATAGCCGTGGGCGTTGGTCGGACACTAAAGACACAACGGTCGAGTTCCTAGAATACACTGGTCCTACAGCGCTGTTCATCGCTGAGCGTTCAGGTTCGGCAAGAACCACGTTGACAGTTACCAGGACGGCTAGAATATCACCTTTAACAGTCGGTGATAAGCAACTTAATCAAATGACCGTCACATTCAAAACACGTCCTATGGGCGGTGATACATGGACGACTAACAATGGTTCGGCGTCTGGTGTTTGGACAACTCAGAGCGAACTAATAGCTAGCCCAGCTAACTTAGCTGGTACATTCTCTGGGACACAATCTTGGGAAGTCATGATGACTGTCAGCGACTTGTTTACAACAGCTTCTTACTCTTATCCTGTATCAACGGATACGGTTTTGGAAAGCAAAACTAAAGACGGTATTGGAATCGGTAAAATTCGTGAGCATGGTGCTTTAGACGTGGCTGGTGAGATTTACGCTAATAACAAGCCTATTCAACACCATCAATTGACTGATGTTAATGGTACTGCTATTAAATTGAATGACGGAACTGATTTAAATAATGTTACAGCATGTGGATTTTATAACGGAAATAATCTTTTACATGCACCTACTGGTAATGGTGCAAATGTCTGGATGTATATTCACGTAACTAAGCATACGTATGGTGGGTGGACGCTACAAGAGGCTATTGATTTTAATGGTGTAGTTTCTGCCTTTCGTATGCAAAAAGGTGGTAGTTGGGATGCCTGGCAATACTATGCTGTTCAAAATAAGGTAGCTAACTTCACTGCAGTTAACCAGACTAAAGTGTATAGCAAAACAATAACAATGCCATACACAAGTAAGGCAACACTTACTAGAATTGGTAACCAAGTTCAAATCACATGGCTCAGGGCAATCTCAAACATTAATAGAGAATGTGAATACACAGCGATGGCAGAAACTATTCCACTTGGTTACAGACCTGCTTTTGAAGTACATATGTCTCTAAATGGTAATGTTTCGAACAGTGTTAATGCTTGGGCTGTCTTACACTTGCAAACCGATGGCAGTATAAAACTCACAAATGCTTTCAAAGGTAACCACGTATGGACTGGTACAACCACTTATCTCACCACAGACCCATTCCCTGCTGAATAGAAAGGATAAATTATGGATTTAACATTTAGCTCAAAATCACAAGAATTCGAACTAGATGGTTCAGTTAAAGGTACGAAAGTAGTCTTGTCAAATGATGAAGGTGCAATCTACCCCGTCATGTTAGAACCCGACAAGATTGATTTGACTAATACTGAACTAGAAAAACTAGCTCTTGATGTGATTTATCAAAAGAATTTCCGTGATAAGTACGAAAATGAGAAGTTTGCTGAAATGCAAGCAGGCCTTGCGAAACAGAAAGAAAGCTCTGAAATAGCGCAAGCTACTTTGTTAGATGTTGTCACTCAACTTTATGATAAAGGAGTGCTGACTGATGAAATTATTGAAGAAAATTAAAGACAAAATAGAAAGAGGATTAGATATGATGATTAAACTTTATGCAATTAACGTTATTTCAGGAAACTACCAATATGCCAAAATCCCAAAAGTGCTTAAACCAAAAGTCAAAGCACAAATCGCTCTCATGGTCGAAGATGATGAGCTTTTGGCAGAGCTAACTAAGGAAAATACTGCTGAATAAGCTTAGAAAGCAGAGGGGCTTATGGTTGGACAAGATATTATTCATGAAGCCATGAGAGCAACTTGGACGATTGATAAAGTTGGCGGAGTTTTAGCTATAGCTATTATCCTAGTCATCTTGCTTTTAATCAGCGGTATGATTTGGGTCATCAAGAAGTTAGTGACTGGCTTTCAGGAGACGAATAAGGAACTGTTAGCTTCCAATAATCGGATTGCTACTGAAAACCAACAGCAAATGGCTAGATTGACAGAAGCTGTTAATAATCTCTCACTAGAAACTCGCAAAGACATATCAGTTTTGCAAGAGAAAGTGGACGATTTAGAAGATGTTGTTAGAAATACACAGATGTTTTAAAGGAGTAAGAAAATGAATGATGTAATTTTACAAGGCATTATGCTTATTTTAACTGGCTTTGCTGGTTTTATCGTGAAAACAGTAAAGGACTACCTCTTTAAAGAGGGTGGAGAAAAAGCTTTGCGTATTGTTGAAATCGTGGCAAAAAATGCTGTTAACGCAGTGGAGCAGATTGCAAATGAGGACACTAAAGGCGAACAAAAATTAACTGCTGCTAAGACGAAAGTCAAGAAAGCGTTAGAGCAATACAATATTTACTTAACGGATAGTCAGCTAGAAATGTTTATCGAAGCAGCAGTCAAAGAGATGAATAATAACTGGAAAGGAGAAAAGAAATGAGTAGAATTGAAACTAGCATTGCTGAAATGTATAACTTACAACGTATTCCTGTACATTATGATATGGGTGACCGTTATGGGAACGATGCTGACCGAGATGGATTGATTGAGTATGATTGTTCATCAGCAGTTAGTAAAGCTCTGGGAATTAGTTTAAGCAATAACACAGAGTCACTTAAGAGCAACTTGCCTAAAATTGGGTACAATTGTTTTTACGATGGTGTAGATGGTACATTTGATGCTGTTCGTGGGGATGTCGTTATTTGGGGTCCTCGTGATGGGTTAAGCTCACTTGGTGCATTTGGTCATGTTTTGATTTTTGTGGATGGTTCAAACGTTATTCACTGTAATTATGGTTCAGATGGTGTCACGGTTAATGACTATAACTATCTATGGCGAATCAATGGGTGTCCTCGTGAAACAGTGTTTCGTGAGAATGCTGATGCAATCAATCAAGAACCAAAACCAAGTGGTAGAAAAATTTACCAAGTTAACGCAATGGAATTTGTTAATGGTATTTGGCAAGTGAAATGTGATTATCTATGTCCTGTTGAGTTCAATTGGAACGACAATGGAATTTGTGTAGGGGATATTGATATCGTTGATAAGAATGGAAATCTTATTGCTGACCAAGAATGCAAAGTAGGTTCTTACTTTGTGTTTAACCCTGACAAAATTCTGTCCGATAACGGTGGCGCTTACGGCACTGGTGGTTACTACTGGAGAAATTTCACTTTCGCAGAAGGCGGAGAAGCATGGCTTTCTACGTGGGATAAAAAAGATTTGCTCGGATAAAACATGTTATAATTAAATAGTTAACCTTTAACGCTCCCAGCTTTACGGTTGGGAGCTTTTTTTGGTATAATAGCCGTACAGTAATGAGTGTTCTGGTGAGCACATACAGTAGGATTTCTTTATGCGGGCTAGCGTGAGCTAGTCCTTTTTTATTGTCGTTATAACCACAAAAATAAGAAAAGTCCGCTTTAACGTACTAAAAAAATGAAGAAAAATCGTTGACCCATGCGCATAAAATGTGTATAATATAAGTATAGAAAGTGAGGTAAGTAATATGCCAATGACCCCTAAGCAGATGATAAAATTGCTTAAAAAGAACGGGTTTTACGAAGTCGGTCAACGTGGAAGTCACAAGAAATTCCGAGATGACAAAGGACACCAAACAATTGTGCCACTGCACAATAAAGACCTTGGTAAAGGTCTTGAAGATGCTATTTTAAAACAAGCAGGTTTAAAATAA